GTAATATAGGTTATCACCGGAACCATCTTGTTGATTTGTAGCAATCCGGTTTAAAATGTGAGGCTTGGATTAAAGCCATCACAAGTAATACTATTATTGATCGACCAAGCACTAAATAATGCGTGACCACGAGGGGCCCATCTACCCTGAGCAAGCCTATGTTACATCTGTATAAGTAATCTACGCCTAATGTTACATGGTATCCAATACTCAGGTAAGTTTTGATTTAAAAAGTGCATACTTATGCACACTCCGCCACTTGATTACTGGTGCGTCCCAGCTGCCTTATCACATCAAATAGGCATAGTGAGCTCACAATCTACATGTCCCCAAACCACTGGTCCATCTCCATCAGAGTGGGCAGTGCGCCTTGGGGCATGTAGTGGTTCAGCTCATGCTTGTTGGCTATTTGTTCCAACTTGTCTCGTGCATCACCAAACACTTGGTCGCCATGCATGTAGAATTCCTGATTAGCAGCACGCAAGATGTCAGCTAGTTGCTGCTCACTGTCAACTTTACTACTCACATTGAAAGTGTGCAACATCTTGTATATGCTCTCCACATCCAGAGGTGCATAATACCTGCCGTGTTTCTCACTATAGACCCATGACCTCTTCAAGAAAGTGGCTTGATCCATGGTAATGTAGGGGACTGACTTGGCATCCTTGTCTGCCATAGTGTAGTCCAACCCATACACTTTTGCTGCCTGGTATGTGGTGTGGTTAAAGAAATGAGCCTTAGGGCTAACTGACATGACATTGTCATCACCATATGTCATGAGTGCCACATGCTTTCTAAAAGACATGATGTCCTGCTCAAACTCTCCTGCACCGTGCTCTCGCAGATATTTGTACAGCAGATCATAATAGGCAATGCGAGCATACAAGCTCCCTACAATGCCGTTGATGACTACTGTCAAACCATGACCAGATGGACTTGAACCACCAAACTTCAGCCACAAGCCATCCAATTCATATATAGGATTGCATGTGTCAGTTGCTAGTCCTCTCATCACCATGAGATCCTCCTCGTCAAAGCCAGCCCACTCAGCCACTTCCATCAGAATCTTAAATCCTGAGTAAGTAAGGCTGGAGTGCACAAACTGGTCGTACTTCACATAATCGCCAGCTATAACACGATCTGTGCCCATAGAAGATATGAAGTTCCTCAGACCAGTCCACTCTGCACTGTATGGGTTAACACCAACAGCGCTCTCAAACACTGATGGATGCTTCTGC